AGTTCGCTTCATCTTTAAGCCCTTGCACAAGTGCATCGAGCATTGTCTTGTCTAGATCTAATAACTGCTGGGGCGCGATCCCTAACCTAATGCTTAGCCTAGCGATTAGGTAGGTGAACGGAAGATCGCGCTTTAAGCTAAAGGGTCTGAGTCAAGCACCTCAACACTTTTGAGTGTCTCGATGAAGTCAATCCCGAAAGGCTTAACAGACTCACCTGATCTGCGTGTTACTTCCCATGCTAACCAGTAGACATCGCTCTGCTTTTCTTCATCGCGGAACGCCTTGTGGAAGCCCTTTTTCGCGTATTGCTCGAACGAGTACTCCACGGCTGGAGTGATCTCGCCTTCTAACACGCTTCCATCTGTACGAACTATCTTTAGTTTTGCCATGAGTTTGCCCCTTTATAGTTTGTTTAGAATGTACCTGTTGTAGCTACTGCAACTGTTGAGTTAGCAGTAAATGTGATGCTCTGTGTGCCAATATCGCCAACAGCACCATTGATGTCTGTTGTGTTATTGATTAGCAATGAGACTGTGTACAGAGGGTTAGTCGCTGAGACTGCTGTTCCCTTTGTCTGTAGGAATACAGCAGTTACTGTTGTTCCCCATGCAGCCTGTAGTGTTGCCAATACATTGGCTGTTGCTGTGTCGTTTAGGAAGTCGATTGTCACAGTAGATGACTCTAGACCCTTAACGAACTTGTGAGATGAGTCACCCATTGCGGTAACTTCTAGCTCATCGAATACGCGGTTGATTGTTACTGCTGTGACATGGTCTGAAAGATCGACTGAGTTAATCTTCACACCTACATTGTTATTTAGAAATACAGCCATGAGATTATTCCTCGTCCTTCTTCGTAGTTACTGGCTTTGATGGTGTTGGTACAACCTGTCCGATCTTGATCAGAAAGGCTTCATTCTCTTTTTCCCAATCGGACATGCTTAACTCCAACTCGTTAGGATTGATACGGACATCTCGCAGCTGAGCAATTCACCGCTTGCAGCATTGAGAATACTTGGTGCGCTTATTGCGCTTACATTATAGGTTAAAGATGATGCTGCGAGCTTAGCGAACACGCCACAGACTGTATCTTCAATGCCGTTTAGGTTGCCTTCATTGTCGAATAGAGGAACAGTCATAATAATCTTAAAGTTAGCCATTGGGCTAATAGTTATGTGCTGATTGTTGCTAGGCGTTAAGTAAGGATCATCTGGCGACACGATCACAGAGTTAGCAAGGACTGTTGCAGGTGGAAATGCAAAGGTCTGCCACTTAGCGTTATTGACTAGAGCGGTGGCTAATGTGGTGCGAAGGGTAGTGACTGCAACTGGCATCAGCCCACCATTGAGTTAGGGCTTAGTGCATGAGCGATCAATCCTCGCACCTTAGCGAGAAGCTGAGCGCTCATTCGGTAAGGGCTTGGCTGGAAATCGACAGCATTCGAGCCGCTCAAAGTGGCGGTGCGCGCTTGCCAGATCTCGACAGATATCATGAGAGCTGCTTGCTGAATTGCTAAATCTGCTGACCAGTCCACATAAGTGTCTGCTGTGACTGTGCCGAATGGAAGGACTGGGTGCTCTACTGCTGGAGTGTTGTTATTGCCTGTAATGTTATAGGTGATGTTGTAATCGCCTACTCCAGTAAGAGTCTTATTGCCATTGTGTTTTGATCCGTTGCCTGTGATGTTCACAGTCTGACCTACATAAAAGACTTTTTCTACTTTGTCCTGAAAGTAAAGAGTGCCAGTAGTGGCTGTGTTGCTGTGTGCAATGTTATAGGTTGTGTTAGTCCAGAGCATAGGCAGTAGAACTGCATCGGTAGCATCACAGACTTCTTGTAAGGTGGCATCTGGGTACAGCGTACCGACTCCGAGTGTTGATCGGAGTTCTGCGACTGTTGTGAGTGCCATGATTTCCTTTCTAAAGACTCTGAGGGAGTAGAGGGCTACTACTCCCTCAGAGCGACTTAGTAACCTATTAAGTTAGGTTGAACTTGCGAACGCCCTTACCTGACTTAGCAAGGTAAATTGCTAGGTATCCGTAAAGGTTGATTTCGATTTCGCCTGTTGTCAATACATTGACACGAAGCTGTGTCTGTGGTGACTCCCAGACATAGACTGAAGATGGTGCAACTAGGAATGCTGAGTTATCAACTACGCCTGATGCTGAGATGTTGTGATCCACGATCAAGTCAGTACCTAGTACATTACCGCGGACAGATGTTGCTACTGCATTACCTGCTGCGTTGTATGTTGCGCCTTGTGCTGAGTACAGAGCGCGCCCTGTGGTATCCGCGTATCCGGTGATTGCAGCCCATTGGTCTGTGCTTGCAACAAGCTTGTTAGCGAAGTCTCCGCCAGTACCCTTGTAAGCTGCTGCGCCTTCTACTGAGATGAATGACTGCAATCCAGCTGCTGTTGCTGCTGTTGTTGCTGCTGTTGTTCCATCTGCAATGAATGCTGCTAGAAGTGCTGCATCTGTAGCCTTCTCGTATGCCTTGCGCAGTTCAGTCATCATGATTTCCATGAATGCTGGCTGGCTGCGATCTACTAGCTCAAAACTTACACGCTGTAAGCCGCTGAACTTGTTGATTGAGACTGTGTCATAAGCAGATGTCATGCCTGTCTCAGATGGTGCTGCACCTTCGTTTGTGTCTGCAACTGTTGGAGCAACATCTGCTGAAGTAGCGTTTGTGTAAAGGCGAGGAACTGTAAAGGACATCCCCTCTGCCATTAGGGCTGCTCTTGTTGCTGCTTCGAATGCTGGACGGCCTGTGAAGGTGTCTGTGATAAATGTGTTTAGGTGTGGTGCAAGTGTCAAACCTGTGTTTGTTGATGTTGAGTCATCAGCAGCACGAACAATTCTGCGTGAGTCATCATCACCCAAAGCAGCCTTGATGTTTGCTTCTAGGTATTGTGCTGATGTGATTGGTGCTACGCGCTCGCGCACGAATGTAGTCGCGGTCACTACAGCTGGGCGAGCAGCTTCAACCGCTGCTGCTTCTACTGCTGGTGCTGCAACTGTCTCTGGAGTATTCTCCACAGCTGTCTCGCTTTCTGTTGTGTTTTCTTCTACGACCTCTGGAACTTCCTCAGCCGCTACATCAATGACCTGAGCAGACTTAAATGCTGGCTCTGTCACTAATGAAACTTCTAGCAACTTGGCAGCGGATACGAACATCACATTGCCTTTCTGCTTTGACTTAATTACTTCTACGCCTACTGAAAGGCCGCTTTGTAATCCTTCTTCTGCAAGAATAAGAGCTTCTGTACCACGATTAGATCGTGAGACCTTGAATGATGCATAAATGCCATCTTCTTGCTCTGTAAATACTGTCGCCTTGCCTAGTGGCTGGCGTGTGTCATGCTGGTTAAGTAACTTGACAGTCTTAGGATCTTCTGGAAGTGCGATTGCGCCCTTCTCGAATACAACCTTACCTGCTGAAGTGTTACCCACTTCGCCTGTTCCCGCTGGAACGATCTTGCCTGAGATAAGTCTTTCCTCAACATTGGCAATCAATCCAGACGAGAAGGTGATGACCTGATTTTCCATTAGGCTATTCCTTCGCTTCCGTTGGGTGTTAAATCTTCCATCTCCATAGCCTGCTCAACTGTGATAAGGCCTAGAGATAACATCTTTTCAATTACTAACAAGCGTTCCATTGGCTCTGTTGCCAAAAATGATGAGTCCACATCAAAGCGAACAGAATTACCGCGAGCAGTAATGTCATCCATTGACAAGCGATCCTGAATAGCATTTACATATGGTGAAAGGCTCATCGAGAAGAATTGCTTGCGCTCATCTAGGACATTGGCATAAGTCATTGAATTGTTGGCTTCTGCTGAAAGCATATAAGCAGGGATATTGCATAAACGAGCGATCTCTGTCGCCAAGAATTGTTGCGCTTCATCGTACATCATGTCTTTTGGTGAGAATGATGTCGGTTGATATTCAAGAGTAGATGTTAAGTAAGCTGTGCTTCTATTGTTACGCGCATTCTTCCACGCAGCTAATAGACCGGCAATCTCTTTAGGATCTAGGTCTGCACCATTGTTACGAAGTACACCTGAAGGCATTGGAGTAGATGCTGCTAACACTGCTGCCTTACGAAGATCGATTGCAGCTCTAATTGTCTCTGATCCGCGCTCTAAAATACCTTCATCGAATGCTTGGAATGTAACAAGTGAACCAAGACCTTGCATAGGTACTGCAACTGCATCGATGTAATATTGAGTAACAGTCATGCCGTAAAGATCTGTAGTGAAAGTTACTTTAACATTAGGTATCCATTGAAAGCGTGAAGGACGACCATCTTCTGCATACACTTCTGTTACTTGCCAGTATGCAACTCCGTACATCATAAGACTATCTACAGTCCATGCCATTGTTACAGAGCGTGGCTGATTGAGAGCTGGTTGATCTACCCAGATAGGGTTGCCTAATTCTTCACCTGTTGAATTGCGGTATAAGTTAAGTGGAAGTCCACCAATAACGCCTGAAAGTAAATTACGGCATCGAGCTACAGATGGCACAGACATTGCTTCATTGCGATTGACTCGCGGCAGGATGTAGTTATAAAGGGAGTTAAGATTTTCGCCCATAATAGAAGGGGCGTATTGCGCTAAAAGCGATGAACGCTTATCTTCAGAGATTGCTTCAGTTTTGCGAAATAGACCCATAGACAGAAACTATAGCATTTGTCAAGCAATTAGACAATGTGATATGGGTGTGTCTAACCATAAATTTGCGGCTTAGGTTGAGGGATCATTAGCTTAGTTACCACCATCGCAAGACCGATAGGGGCTGAAATGTCGCCTGCTGACTTGCGCTTGATAATGCGCCACGCTGAGTCATTGACCTTAGCTGCGCAGTTATTCATCTGCTGGATCAGTTCAGCTTGGCCATTATGAACCACTCGGTGATTGACTAAGCCTTCAAGTAAGTCTCCACAGGCCTTATAGAATTGCTGGCCTGAGACATCTTCGACAATAACGCCAGAGTTAGCCAAGCGATCTGCAATAGTCTGAGTAGCATACTTGTCATAGCAGACAAGGCGTGGCTTATATATGTCAGCCCAGCCCTTTATACTTGCCGCCATCTTCAGCTCATCAATGGCAACCTGTGAGCTGTAAGTCTCTAAGATGCCAATGCCGATCTTGCCGTCTGGCAATAATTGGCCAGCGACTAATGAGCCATTTCTACGACTCGGACTTACATCAAAGCCGAAGATGGTATAAGCACCCGGACTCATTACTAAATCACTATCGCTGGTTTCTTCAAGAACACCATGAGGCCACGGACTACTGAGGGAGTCGATCCATTGGCATAGAGTCTCGGTACGCGTATTCTCAATCGGTGAAGTAGCAATCGCTTCCTCGATCGCATCCTCTGTAATTGTGTACCCCAGAGAAGGGTTAGCCAAAGCCCATGCATTGCGATCGTCTATTCTGCAATATTGTGGGGCTGAGTATTCGTAGAAGCCGAAAGACTTTGGTGGGTAGTCGATGGCTCGCTCTCGTAAGTCATTGAGCACAGTTGAGAATGCATCTCCTGCATTAGAGGTAAGAAGTGTCTGAGAGTTTGGGTGAGCTCTAGTCGTAGGAGTAGCAGCTCTAAATCCATCTTCTGTAATCTCTCGGACTTCATCAATGTAGAGCAATCCATTGACTGATCGGCCACGAGACCCGTCTCTAGTTGCTGCAACAACATCGAGCCTTGCTCCAGATAGCATTTCAATAGACTCTGTGCCGTTGGCGTGTCGGATCTGTTTGACGAACCCTTTGAGATGATCATTGGTCTCCAATAGATGAGTAACTTGTCTGAAGGTGTCTAGAGCCATGCTTCTGTTTGAGGACATGATAAGCACAGTGGTATTCCACTTAATCAAGTGAGCAAGGATTAACATTCGCGCCAGATGTGTCTTGCCATTCTGTCTGGCTACCAAGATCAGGTTCGTCTTTCGTATCCAGTTGCCTTTTTTGTCCACAGTCAGCATATCTTTGAGCACGAATTCTTGCCACGGCATTAAAGGCATCTGAACAATCTCACAGAGATCTTTTACATCTTGCAGTTTGTTTTTGCCCTTGAGAAGTGGACTGTGAAGCCGTGGCTTAGTTGCCCCTCGTAAGGCTTTGCGCCTTTTGGTCTTATTTGTCATTGACTCGGACTAGGTCGGGTCTTAAACGGACTGTCCAGCATCGGTTCGGACTGTTTTAGGGAGGGATGTCCTGAAAAGACAGGGG